ATATGGAATCAATACCAGCAGTACGCTGGTAGTTGCCCAGATTCATCTGGTTGGCCACTGTGGTATTGCTAACACCGTTGATGGTGTATGTGATGCCACGAATGTTCATGCCCAGAGCAATACTGTTGGTTCTGGTCAGATTGATTCGGGGATAGGTAGCACTCTGTGCCGTGGTGCGCTCAAACATGTCACCAATGCTGACATTGTTGTTGCCATCAATATCAATAACAGAGTATCCAGCTGATGCTAGAATAGAATTTCCAACATTGTAGAATGTGTTGTAGGCTGTGGCATTGAGGGATGTGCCATCAAACACAATACCTTGTGCATAGATGTTGTCAAAAGTGTTCTGTACAAATCGCACACCAGTAGGATCAGTTTCTAGCACAACGCCTTGATACAAAGTGTCAAAATAACTGTTGCTGACAGTAACTCCTTTGACCACTTGATCAGTAGCAAACGCATACACAGCATTGGAAAACTTGCAGTTGTCAAACTTGATCTGAGTGCAAGGACTTGAACCTGTGCTGGCAAATCTCACACAGCTGAGATCGTCAGTGCTGGCAGTGATATCAGCTGTGGTTAGTGGGCCAATAAAGTTGACGTTTTGATAGGTGATCTGTTCAGCATTTTCTGTAAGACTAATGCTGTGCGGTACAGGTGGTACTACACCCATGTCGCCCACGTTGAACGTTTGAATGCTCATGTTGGTAACTTCAACGTTGCGAGGCGCAATGCCGCCGTTGGTACCAATGCTACCGCCTACTTGTTGCAAACTGTCCGAAGTTCTTATCACAAACTCGGGCAAAGTTTCTAGTTGCCAATATACTGGGTTGTCAATACTAACTCCCACTGGTACTTCTCCTAGAGATCTGTAGTAATCTCCAGTGTACTCAACCAACACACCGGCTTGATAGGCAATGTTTCCCACAGTACCTGTGCCGCTGAAAGCGTCTACCTTGAACTGAATTATACTAGACTCACTGCCTTCGCCGTATAGCAAGGCGTATGGAGGGATCAACAAGGTACCTGTGATCAAATACACGCCAGCTGGAAAGAACAAGCTGCGTCGAATTTGTGGGTTTACTTCTCGGCAATAGATCTGGAACAGCGCACGGTTGATGGCAGCAGTGTCGTCTGTGACGCCATCTCCTGTGGCACCAAAGTCTGTGACCACAGCATAACTGTCCAATCTGTTTTGCAGACTTTGACTAATAGGACTACCTGATGTTGCACCAGTTTGTACCACATAACCGCCGGCATTGCCTTGGTATGTGTAAGCAGTACTGTAAGCCAACAAGTCACTGAACTCTGTGAGAATCTCAGTGTTGCCCACTACAGGAGCGCCGTCAACTAATTCACCGTTACCAATGTACAGTTTGCGCTGATCTACAGCCCAGCCAAATTCGGCTCCTGCCAGCGGTTGCGGAAGATCTTGCTCAAGTCCCTTGCGTTGGGTAATTCTAGATATTTGTAAAATGGCCACAGTGTAATCCTCAATTGATTACATATTTAGCATGTAGTACTGCTCAACTCGGTGCCACCAAAGACTGCGATATTTTTCAAACTCTGTGCCTTCTAACACAAACTCTTGATATTGTGGGGGTTTAATGATGTTGAACTGCTCGTCCACGTCAGGTTTCACACACATCAGAATAACACCTTTGCGAATCTTGGTGCCATGCAGTTCATTGTGTGCTTCTGCATAGGCGCACAACTGCAAAAAGTAATCTTCAATGTACTCGCGTTTTTTGGGTTTGTTGCTTTGTTTGTAGTCCAGGATTGCTTCCTGATTCAAGTGTACACCGGCACCGTCTGTGGTTCCTGCATACACCGCAGGAAAATACAGCGGAACTTCAATGCCCCAGAATTCGTTGACGTTGCACAATCCTTTGGTAACCACTTCGTGCGCCATGGCATGGCTGGCCCATGAGTAAGGATTACTAGTACGTTCTTTGATCTCACCGTGCTTGACATAGTCTTCAAGGTAGGTGTGCATGCGTGTGCCGCGATTGGCTGCTTCTGTGGTAATCTGCTGTGCTTTTTGCTCGCCAACTGCTCGGCGCCAGTTGGCCAGAGCAATGCGACTTTCGGCAGGCTTGGTTTTGTCCAGTATGGTTGTCACGCTAGGTAACTTGTTGCCATCAGGAGTGGCATAAAATCTCTTGCCATTTACTTCCACGCGAGGGATGGGCTTGTATTCAAATTTGGGATTGTACATTGGTTCTAGTAAAAGTCATGGCCTGTGTTAGCGTAGATTCAGAATTGGTATTTTCAACGATTGACCTGAATTTCTCTCGGTCTTGTGTGCTTAATATATTATACAGCCTTTGATTGAATATTGCAAAGCTTAGTTTAGTCTTTTGATCAAAGTATGCTGTATGGCGTAAAAACTTTTCCCACAACTCTGCTTGAGGCTGATTGTTTTCCAGTTCGGCTATGGTAATGTTCAAAAAGTTGTATACAGCAGCCAGTTGAGCAGGATATGTTTCAAAGATAGGATGCAACAAACATTTTCTCAGAGATTCTATCAACTGCGGCCTGTATTGAGCAGGCAATGCTTGTACATCTAAATGATTGGTTTGCATGGTCATGTTGGCCACAAAGTTGTGAAACACAATGCCGCGTTGCTGATACCATTGATACCAGAAATCTAACCAGTCATCAATATAAAAAATATTGTTTAGGCTAAACACAGGACTTATTGCACATTTCCATTTTGGAACACGTATTTTTTTTCCGTTTCTCACTGTCAACGTTGCCTGATAGTCAATCAATGCAGCAAGATTAGATTCAATCTTTGAGAAACGTGCTGGCCAGCGAACATACTGATAGTTTTCTCCCACACTGTCTATACTGAGATTTATATCTACACTTTTGAATTTTGCCAACAACGTCATCAGTTCATCACTGGGATTCACTGTTATTGCTGTGGTCAGTCTGACATGTACCCTAGGGGCTATATTTGTTGCAACCATCCATTGTAGCAATCGAATCATGCCCGGTTGTATCAGCGTCTCCCCGCCAATGAAATGCACAAAGAAATTTTCTGCTTTTTTCATCAGTTCAGGAATACGGGTAGTAATAAATTCCCAATGTTCTTCGTCGTCACTGATATCTGCTTCGTACAATTCATTTATAGTGGCATTGGTAATCTTGCCAAAGGTACTGCTTTCAGACTCGCTACAACTGCGACATGCAAGGCTGCAAAGATTACTGAATTTTATACGAAATTCAAATTCGCCAATGCTTTGATCTTTAACAAAACTTTCAAATCGGTCTTGTGGCAATTCAACAAATGACCTTACACGTTCGCTTTGGCCACCATTCTGTTCTTCTTGCTGGCATTTGTGACATGCAGACGGCCATTGGCCGTTGAGTTGTTGCTGTTTGATTTCAGCAAAAACATCAGTGCCCTCGATTGGCACAAACAATGCTGCATCTAAATTGCAGCAGCAAGTCTGAAATATTTTTTGTTTTTTGTCATCGCTGTGCCGAACGTCAATGGTAGTATGCGGCGCTGGACATAGAGTAGAATTCTCCAGAGCCCATTTTGTTCGATCTGCAATTTGCTGTTGTGTAATTCCCATTACACTCTAAAACTTTCGCCACATCCGCATCGATCTCGTTCGTTGGGGTTTCGAAACTCAAATCCTTCGTTGAGTCCGTTGCGTACAAAATCCACAGTCATGCCCTGCATGTACACACAGCTTTTTGGATCTATGAATACTTGGCATCCGTCGCAATCAATGCATTGATCATCGGGTCTTGGAGAATCCACAAACTCCAACACATATGCCAGGCCCGAGCAGCCTGTGGTTTTTACACCAAGTCGTATGCCAGCGCCGTGGCCACGTTTTTGTAATGTTTGTGAAATTTTACGAGTCGCTGTTGGGGTTAATGTTATCATGATGAACAAGTATTCAAACAAACTCCGGGTTTGTGTTCAGTATCCCATGTGTTAGCCAACGATTCAAACCACTGCATGGCTGCTTTGATACCTACTGTGGGAGCATGGTTATTGGCTACCAACGGAGCAGTTTCCTGGTTCCACTGTAAGATGCCAGTATGACTTCTATAAGTGGTAGGACTATGACCTACCCAGCAACAGGGATACACGTGACCATCAGCAGCAATATAAACAGATTTATCTTTTTTAGCCCAACAGGATATGGTCTTGTGTTGCGGGCTGTTTAGTGGATGACGTTGAGATTCTTGAATCCGGTATTGAATAAAAGACTCGTCAATTTGGTCGGGCCAGGTCCAATCATCTTTGAGCCAATGAATCTTCTTGCCTTTTCTATTGTAAACAGGTCCGCGGTCTCGATCAGTATCTCTGAATATACTTTCAGCAAAACCCAGTTCTTTGGCCATAATTTTAACTGATTCAACTTGATCTTTGTTGTGATCAAATATTGTCATGTTCCACATGGCATATCCGCCGGCTGCAATAAAAGTCTGAGCATTTTTTACGATGGTATCAAAGTTTGTGTCTTGTCTATACAAGTTGTTGGTATCGCCGATGCCGTCAATGTTGAACTTGATTCGTATGTTCATGCTGCCAAGATCAGTCCAAAACTGTCGATCACGAGCACTACCATTGGTATGCACTTCTATTTTACCATAGCGAGGAATATGCTGTTTGAGGTATTGAATAATTTCAACACTTTGGGGATTCATTACAAAATCTCCAAAGTTGCCATTGATTAGAACAAAATTTACCTTGCTCAGCAATTCAGGAGGCAAACTTTTTTGCACAGAGTCTAGGTCAAGATTGGTTTCTTCATAGCCCATGTTGGCAGGGAACCCTTGAAAATTGCGCGGGCAAAGTGGGCAGCGAGCGTTACACAGGCTGCTGAGTTCAAGATGTAAATGATTGATTTCATACTGCATGTGTGGGCTTTATCCAGTTTTTCAACCAAGTGCGTTGTAGCTTTGCAATGTCCTTGGCTAGTTCTTGTTGCTCGGCCACAAAGTTTGCAGTGTAATCCAGCACAGTGGGGTCAGGCAGTTGCACCTGTGCTGTTATCTCGTGACCTGCTCGGCTCATGGTTTTTAATCCATGTTTGCGAGCTAGATGTTGTATTTTCTGATTGCCTATAATACAGTGCATGAACACTGAATGAACTCCGTGTACTTTACCCCAGGCAATCATGTGTGTCATTAGTTCGTTGGCAATACCTCGTCCCTGGTATTCGTGGTCCACACTAACTGCTAGTTCCCAATCTTCATCTTCACGGGCTAGGTGGCCAAATCCCACAATGCGATTATCAACGCGATATGTAAACAAGTGATGTTGATTCTGATGATACAACATGTTCAGAATCATAGTGTCGATAGACTCAAGCGACACAGCATACCCAAACCGTGTGTATCGGTCTTGGTCGGGTAGATTCTTTAGGTGAGTAGCATACTCAGCAAGATGTTCAGTGCGGCTGTGTTGTATTGTCATGTCGCTTCCTGTAATCTTCTACCGCGGCTTTGATGGCGTCTTCAGCAAGGATGCTACAATGGATTTTGACTGGGGGCAGTGCAAGTTCTTCAGCAATTTCTGAATTTTTAAGAGCTGCGGCCTCGTCCAGCGTCTTGCCTTTAACCCACTCGGTAACAAGAGAGGAACTCGCGATCGCACTACCGCAACCGTAGGTTTTGAATCGGGCATCTGTGATAACTCCATCTTGAACTCGAATTTGCAGTTTCATTACGTCACCGCAGGCAGGCGCACCCACCATACCAGTGCCCACGTCAGTATCGTTTTTGTCAAAGGATCCTACGTTGCGTGGGTTTTCATAATGGTCAACTACTTTTTCACTGTAGGCCATGACAACGAAGCTCTCTGGTGTATGTGCCATCGTAGTTGCGTGTTTCACGAAACACATAACACTGGCGTTCAGGAAAAGCCTGAGGATATTGATAAATCACTGTGGGTGGCACATACACAGGTTGGTGAATCACTCGAGGTCTTGGTTGAGGCTGTCCTTGATTGTCCAGACGCTGCCACAGCAAGGTACCTACAATACCAGCCAATGCGCCTTGTTCACGGTCGCCCCAGGCCTGTGCCGGTGTTGCAAACGAAAGTGCTACTACAGTTGTTGCAATAAATTTGATCATTTCAAAACTCCTATAGTGTATTATACACTATGTACTGGTTTGAGTCAACCAGTTATCGATCTCGCTTCATTGCCGATTTGGCTGCCGCGGCCACGATGTCTTGTGCTTTGTTTACAGGCATTTTGACAGGTTCACCTGTTTCAGCACCTTTGAATACAATTTGGTTGGTGTTGGGGTCTAATGGTTCGAGCACACTGCTGAGTGGCGGCTGACCCACAATTTCTTGAACGTTGTTTTGGTTTACATTTATGTCTAGGCTTTGCGCCAAGTTTATAAATGCATCTACGCTGATTTGTTTTGGCGCACTGGTGTCATCAGCGCGGCCTGCAAGAAACTGCACCAGTCCCAACAATTGGTCGGGACTGGGCGTAGATGAGTCTCCGGCTACTTCAAATATTTTCATTATCTACGAGCACGGCCCAAGGCTGCGCCAGCAGGTTCTGCGCCCATGTCAGCACCGGCTTCTAGGTCGTCAACTGCACCTGCTTCTGCACCCAGTTCTGCACCCAGTTCTGCACCCATGTCAGCACCCATGTCAGCGCCAGCCTGCGCACCCATGGCGGCAGCGTCTGGAGCAGCAGGAGCAGCAGTACCAGTTACCACGCCCAGGGCTTGATCCAGTTGTTGCTTGGCACCTTGTAGATTTTGCATGAGTCCACTGAGTGCGGCACTGGCATCAGCGTTGAATTGTGTGGCTTGGTCAATACCAACTTGATTCTTGATTGAATCAACCAAGGCTGGCAGTTCTTTGAACTGTAGTTCACTAACGTCTTCCAACATGCCTTGCATCTTGTCAACCATGTCTTGAGCTGCCAACACTACTTGAGCTTGCTGAACTTCTGATTCTTTCAGCATGCGGTATGCACGGCGTAGGCGACTTTCCTGTGCCATCATGGCAGCACCAGCTACCATCTTTTGTTCTTCAGGATTCAGTGTTTGTCCAGCTTGGCTCTTCTTGAGAGCGGCAGCCAGTTTAGGATCCTTGGCAGCAGCACCAGCCACAGCAGGCTTGGGTTGACCAGCGGCTGCAGGTTGTGGTGCAGCAACAGGAGGCATATTTTCTTTTACTCGTTGTGCTAGAGCCTGCTCCAACATCACCAGTTTGAGATAACTGGGATTTTGTTCGCTGGTGTGTCTAGCAGATGTGCTGCGGTGCTCTTTGAGCAGGCCTTGCACACGAGTCAACAGATTTCGAGTCTGACTGCGGTCTAGGCTTTCAAACTTGATGTTGGTACCAAAGTAACTTTCAAATACTTTAGCGATTTGCTTTGTGGGACGCGGAGCGGCCAGGTCGTTCAGTTTCATTGGAGAATCCTCTTATTTGCCAATATTTAGCCGAATTAATACATTTCTCTAATTCGTTGGTCAATGCATTGTAGTAGTCAACCTTGCTTTGTATCTTGGTTGTTACTGAATCATAGAAGTCTTGGCTGTGACTTCTTTCGGCTAGAGCCTGTCGGCATTGTATATCCGCCGCTAGACTATGTTTTTTGTTGTCCAGCAAGTGAATGCTGCGTGCTAGTGTGTGCTGGTTTAGGTGATCAGCTACGCACCAACTAATGGCACTGCGTTTGCTGCCAAAAGTTAAGGAATCTCTATTTTTAATATCAACTGCTACATGATCTTTATTGGGTATCACATGATACTTGCCAAATGCGTTATAGCCATTTTTGCCGTCAGGCACAATGAGTTTGCCAGCTAAACTCTGAATTTCTTTGGTAGCAAAACGTTCAAGTTTTTCGTGGCGTATCATTTGAATACATATTGGGTCAGCAACCACACCACAGTGGATACCAAGGCACCGATTATACCAAGGCCCCAACCTATTAGTTGATCATTGCGTTTTTCTGCCATTTTGCTGACTGTTTCTGCAATAGAACTAACATCTGCGTGTACTTCTGCAATTCTGCTGTCTACTGATTCCAGCTTGAGTTCCAGCATCTTGTATCTCTCAGCACACAATTCAACGTGGGCTTCCAAACTCTTTTTTTCAATCTCGGTTGTGTCGACCATGTTAAATCTCCAATGATGTATTTATGGGTTCAAACCAAATGTTTTGATCTGCACCTTGGGTGACCAACACTGTTTCTTGCGTGAGAGTTTCTAACAATCCTGTTATCATAGGTACGCCTGCGCACTCGTCAACCAAGCCCGAAATATCATCTTCATGACCCGATGTGCTGTATACTAGACCTGATTCTACTTCAAATTCAAAGCTCCAGATTCCCGAGGCGTGTCCTAGGCTAGCAATTGATATAGGTTGTGTTCTTAAACTGATCAACTGGGTCAGCGTTTCCCAGTTTCGTTGTTGATTACGGGCATAGTTCCAAGATTGTAGGTCTTGTATTTTGCGCCCGACGCGATCGCTGAAAGGCACCTGGCTGGGTCTGAAATGACCTGTGACCCCGGTAGCACTGCAATCAAAAAAAGTTCTACAAATGATTTTCATTCTACGGGTATTTAACGGCCAACAAAAAGCCCAGGATATTTCTAACCTGGGCTCAGACACTAATCAGTTAGAGATTAGGAAGCAGCTAGTTTGAAACCAATGCTTGTGCAGCTATCCAACTGATAACCTGTGTAGGTCACGTTGGCAGCAGCCAAGAATACAGCAGCTGATGTGTTGGTAGTAGCGTTGGCAAATGCACCTGTTGGGAAGGTTGCAAAGCTCAACACAGTACCATCAACTTGGTACATTGCAACGGTAGCAGTTTGTTGAATAGCTTGAATAACGTTACCAACGTACTCTTGCACGCCTTGTTGTGTAGCAACAGAAGTGTTAGCAACAACGCGGAAGAAGTCCAGCTTAGGACCAGCAGGGTTCACTGGAGTAGCTGCGGTAGAAGCAGAAGCTGCAACTGGACCGTTGAGAACGTCGATGTTAAATACCGGTTGTGAGTCACCGTTTACTGGGGTAATATATGCCATTTTGATTTTCCTTTAAGTTAGTGGGTCTTTGACCCTGCACTTATTTATACAATTGACAAAAA